GTGACCCTCAGACGCACGTTTGAGTGCTATCTCCCGACCGACTTTCGTCGGCCGGCCCCTTTGTCCGCAACGTTAGCCGCGGAATCGCCCTTTTCCTCTGACACCCTTCCGAACCTTTTTGAGGTTTGGTACATGATGTTCGAGTATGAGAGCGACCCTCCGTGGATAGGAGGCAAGTTCACAATCGTAGTCATCAAAGTACGACTGCAAGGTTGGTGGTAGGTAGTCCCAAGAGGGAACGATCCTACGCTTCGTCCTGTACTTTACCGTATCGGATCTAACACCGATGCGTCCGCTTCTGCACTCACCTCTGAGTACAGAAACGAATAACCCCGAAGGGTTGTAAGGTACAACACGCCCACGATGGTCTCGTACAACTAGCCGCTCTTCATCGCAGACCATGTAGTCACTACATGGAACATAGCAATGATAGGCGGTTGATTGCACGTGCTTATCCTTTCGGATAGGCGATATCAACTGAAATGGCACGCGAATGCCTGAATCACTACCCTCGCAAAGTGGGACGTAAAACGCCCCGCCAAGCCTATCGATTTTCTGCTTTAGAAAATCCAGGGCTCGAGGAATAGGGATTAGGGTGCGCGCACTCCAGTCGACTAGACCATTAAAGCAAACCAGGAGGTCCTGCTCCGTCTTGAGCTTCCTCAAGAAAAACGGACGGACGTTAAAGCCTTGATACATATCAAAGCCACACGACTCCCGGAACCATCCACTAGTGAAGCACTTCTCTTCGTTGGGCCTAAAACCCAGTGTACGGAGAAGCCAAAGCAGCCGCCCGCTCGCCTTCGAAGAAACGACAATGTCGTCCCCGAAGACCGAGTAAAGTCCACCGACGTTGTACTCCGACCACGCTTTTGGCATGGAAAGAATACCGTCATCTTGGGACACGGCCGCAGCAGTCGCAGCAGCAAATATGGCAGTCTGAAGAGGAAAGGTATAACCATTCCCCATCGTTGATACCATATGAAGCTGCCTTATCGAGCTCTCATCAGAGCCAATTTGCGCGTAGTTGCATCGTAGTGCAAGGATCCGATCAAGCCACTCAGCAGGGATACAATACCCCGCAAGAGAGAGGCTAATCGAATCACTCGCACTGGTTAGGTCGATGGTTGCGAAACCATCGCCACAACTAGCGTCGATAAGGCTTCCGAGCCTAGCCATACAGCGGTTCACATCAGGCTGTGTCTCGAGGGATATGCCAAAGAAGCGCTTTAAGCGCTTCTCGAGCAACGCCCCAAGACCCAACTGATAGAACGTGTTAAGCGTCGGCTCAACAGCAATTAAGCGACTGGTCTTCACGGTTTTTGGAACGAAGCAAAACTTCGACCTGCTGACAAACCGAGGAGGGCCATAGGTTTCAGCGCGGATATTTTCCGCGATCTGTTCCTCTGGCCACAAGGCGATGTCAGCTCGATACAAGTCGATGATGTCAGGAGAGGACGCCGTCAAGGGTGAAGAGTACATCTTTTGGTAAAAAGACGTACCCGTAGCCTTAAACGATGCCCCGGGGCCGCAGCGTGCATTGAGCGCGATGTTACCCCAGTCGGGGGTGCAATCAGACCCGAGGTCACATTCGAAGAAGTCATTTAAGTACTTCAAGAATGTTCCCAAGAGCTGTGACTCCCAACTATTAAGACCCAAGCCACTTGGACGTACCCACTCTTTACAAAGGCGATTTGATTCATCAAAAGCCTTAAGAGCAGCGAAATCCAGCAGGGGGTCTTCCCGCGGTACAAATTTCGAAAGGAATTTGGACCGCATTAACTCAGCAGCTACCTGCCTTTGCTCGAGCGTCGGAAGACGTATCGAGGAGCAAGGTATACTCTGACTGAGATCCTGACACAAGGCGTCGTAAAGAGCACCTGTAGAAATGTCTAACATGTGACAATTACCTTTAGTAGCTTTAACTAGCTACCGCAAAGAGAACCCACGACAGTGGCCAGAACAGCTGCTACCTTCGGACCGAAGATAGCAGATATGGCGGCCACAACGACGTCCCGGCCGTGAAGCTTCATGCCGGACCCCTTCACAGGGATCCAGTACGAAGCGACACCGCCAGCCCATCGGACTGCTGATAAAGCACCCCGATGTACGAGCTGACGGCGGCGTTGAGATTTGCCGTATCGGCAGTATCAGCGCCAACCAGGACAGGGAACTCAGAGCGCCAGTTGCACACACGAGGAGCCTGACCGGCCAGGGGGATAAGCCCCCGACGCATCAGGTAAGACCACGTGTTATAACCGACCTGGCGCAGTACGCCAGTAGCATCGACTGCATTAAGCGCTTTAAGGACAGCAGGCCGACTGAACGTAAACGTCCAGGGCTTGCTAGCCGAAGAGCCAGCATCGACACTAGTCTGGGTACCGCCAATCGCCGAGACATACCATTGTTTTGAGTATGCATTCGGCGGCTGGTCGACAACAACTGAGTAGGTAGGGCTTGTGAGGCCCGTCACCGCAGACCCAGTTACAGGAGATGACAGATTAATAGCCATGTAACAACTCCAAAGTTAAGGAGCACGGTGGAATGGATACGGCACCTTAAGGTTACGGTCCCGGGCTACGAGGTTAAATTCGTAATCCAGAGCCTTACCTGAGGGACTACGCAGGATTCGCTTAGTCAAATTCCCAATCACTGGGAGCTTGCTAGCGAGCACAGCCGCGGTATTCTGTAACTGCCTTACCGATGGTTTCTGCCATTGGAGGACTGGGAACGGAATATTCGTGACTGCCCGACGTCGTACACCTGATGCCGAAGCTTTAAACCAACCAGGTTCATTGGTCCGAAGCGTGAATAGTGCATTCTGATCGGCTGGACGGAAGTCATACCAAGCGGTATAAGTTTCATCCATCCTTTCAGAAGACACGCACCACGCGACATTAGCCCACGGAACAGCCAACGCCTCAACGAACGTGTGAAAGTTCAACACGTAGTCGAGGAGGAAGCTGTAGGGGAGCAGGTTATAGACAGTAGGTATGAACTCACGCCAAGTGAGCCCAACAGACCGAAGGTAGTCGGATCCCCCATCACCCCGTATACGATATTCACCCTTATACCAGACTTTAGCAGTCTGGTGGGTAATACCTCGTACGTGGAGTGCTGGAAAGGATCCGTAAGTACCCTCAGTCTTTTCAACTGCTGATGTTGCCTTTCCTTTGGCCTTAAAGGACACAAAGGCATCAAGGTAGCGATCAGAAACGATCGCCGCCGCACCTTCCCCTATCTCCCTGGCAAGGGGAGCTATCCCAAAACGGTATTCTGTCACAAGGGCTCCAAGGGACTTAGCAACACGCTTGGCATTATTCCATTGCGCACCCTTTTTGAGGATGTTAGCATGGTTTGTGCTAGCGTATTGTATCAGATCCTGTAGCCCAGACAGACCCCGTTTGAAGAGATTGACTGTCTGATGATATTCACCAATGTCCTCGCCCAAACCAACGGGTGATTCCATTGAACGAATCGCATCATACAGCCCCTGGACAGCCTGGTTGTACGCCGAGACGTAGGCAGTCCCACTAAATGGAGGAGGAGTAGATGGTGTGTTGCTCGAAAGCGATATACCATCTCCATTCCCCCATACGGTTCCCGTAAACGAGTTAATACTCGGCGGGGGCTCCGTGGGATTCACATAACGACCTTTGCCATAATAGGACTTGGAGACATAAGAGAACTTCGTCCCATCAAAATCGGACGTAGCGCTCTCATGCTTTAATATCTTCTTACGGTAACCAGGTACGTTAGGCCCGGGCGTCCTAGATTGAACTCGATCGAACCTAAAAGCGTTTTGAAATAGCTGATAGGAGGTCTTGTCCACTCTAGTACGATTCCAGGTCGCTCTGACAGCAACATCCACCGAATTAGGCTTTGGTTCGCGTTTCGAGGCTTTCACCTGGTAACGCCACCAAGGCTTCTTCGGTTTCTTAGGATGTTTTCCTTTATATGCTGCCATAGTTGTTTTGCCTTACGTTATTTGGCCAGCAACGGCGCCACTACGAGGACGAAACCTCCATAGTGCTTAATTTGCGGACCAGAGAGAGGAGACCTACTTAACAGCCTTCGGAGTGTCGGTAACTGACGAATCTGAACACAAGTGTTCAAATTCATCAACCGCCATCCTCAGGGCCGTGTCAGTTGGAAGGTCCCCAAAATCACCAAGTGTGATCCGGTGGCGAACCAGAAGGTCGCACGCATCAAGGGCAACACTCCATGCACCTCCATTACTGGAGAAAGCAGAGGAGAAACTGGCGATACACACGAGACGAAGGGTCGGTAATGAAACCTTCCCAAGACCACGGTGTACCAGTTCATTGCAAGTGAGCGTAATACCAGAACTGGTTTCAGAACAATTGATCGTGTAATACATCTCACTCCACTCTAGGAAGAGTTTCATGAGACGACGACGCGAACAATTGCTCATCAGTACAACTGACTTCGACATAGTAGATCTCCAAATTGCCTAAAGGAGCAAATCCCACGGCCAAGGTCTTATGACCGCGAGGACCCCCGAAAGGGGG